GGTCTAACGACCATTTAAGGTGGGTCTCATGTGCATAGCATAAAGCTGTGCCATGAGCAAGCCCTCTCACACTACATGTTAAGTAGTTGTGGATAGGATTCCAACATGCGAAGTCTTTCGACAATCGCATGTCCTAACTTGGAAGAACCTAAAGCCGTTGTGAAATTTTCACGTTTAGTAAAAATTTCATCCGACTTAGGAGTGGTCATTGACTTAAGTATCAATGGCCAGTCCCCTCCACGTGTGGTATCTATTTCGCGAGCAAGTCTGGATAAATCCAGATATTGCTGCTCAATATTACCATACGCATGGAGAAAGGGATTCTCAAGGAGGGTTGTCAAGTGAGGCGTTTCTATTCCTGTTAAATATATTAAAATATTTTCCGCAACTAGACCTAAGGGTTTTCCCTTACCTAGTTGTGGTTGGGAATTTGCGAACTTTCAACTGCACAGTTAGCAAGTAGGTTAACACCTACTTGGTCACTGATAGTTGGTAGTGAGATATTATACTGCCGAGCGATAGCATTCATTGCTTCGCCCGCCGGCATAACTCCCCACATACACTTAAGTATATGTTCGCAAAGGGAACCGTGTTGACCAAACTTCTTCCGAAGGGAAGAAGGAAAGGTTTTCACGATTCCATAGAAATCAGCCACACAAGCTCCTATATCCTGAGTAAAGATTCATCCTTTTCTTTGTGATTCGCAGAGGAGTAAAGCAAGAAGATAAGACTTCTTACTCATCTCTTTAACTGCGGAAAACGGAAAAGGACTAATCTCGGACCCTTTATGAACTCACCGTTTGGCGAATTCATAAGTGGTAGAGGATTTATGAGTTTTACTCATAGATACCTCGACTCCGAGTTGATCCATTACCTTTAGATACATCTCGCCGACATCCTTATCACCTATAACTATATCATCTCCTAGTAATGCATAAGGAAGGGCCTTTCAGTCCTTCTTTAGCAAATTACAGATATAATATATTATATAGTGATGTGTTATTGCGAAGGAAGCTCATGATGAGTAGAATCCCATAGGGTTTCCTACCTTATACCAAAACATTTTAAATCAGATTTTAACCTGTTTAATTCTGTTTGGTTTGGGTAGTTTAACCTTAAAAGGATATCCTACCATTATGTCTTCCCAAGCATCAACATAGGATGCGGGAAGTAAGCCTTTAAGGACAGATGAG